GGTGGCTTCCACACTCTGGTGTGTTAATCAATATGTACGTGTGCTTCTATACGAGAGCTTTTTCCACAGCGGTATTACTAATCTGGCCCGCTAACCTTTTGTGTTGGATTGTTTTGCCTTGATGTTTTGTTCTAGCAATGCCTGCTTTAGTTTGTCAGATCCGCCTACTCTTACATTAATAATACCGTTATAGTAATCATCTGTTTCAAGTACTCGCCTATCAAACTGTTCTCTCGCCTCTATGTAGGACATTTCGCCCCTGCCTTTGCATAGGTATAGTATTTCTCGTGTGAATTTGTCCGGGCCTAATTTTGCAACATCTGCATTTAATCTATCTGAGCTACCCCAGTAGTCACGCCAGTCGCTTTCTTTTGTTCCACGTCTTTTATTCTTTTTGCCTTTTAGCGGTGGTTTTGTAGTTTTAAATTTTGCTAGTTTTTTGCCTACGTATTTTTGCCCGGTAGTAGTGTTTGTTATGAGATATACAAATCCTTCATACTCGTCTGGTATTTTGTCTATTGTTTTGCCTTCATAAGTCCACTGCATGAACTTACTTACCGTAGCCTTAATTTGTGCCTTCGTCGTTTTGGTTCTTTAGTTTTTTATCCAAGTGCATGGTGTGTATTTCGTCCATGCGAATTTTTGCAAGACGTCTAATTTCTCTTAAACAGCGTCTTGCTGATTGGTGCGTTCTAACTGAATTTCTTGACTCAAACTTCTCGTTTTCCTTAAAGTATTCAAGATACATCTTAGTTAGTCGGTCATGTGTGTCGTCTTCAATCATTCTTCATAAACTTCGATATCATTTTCATAACTGGTATAACCGTTTTCTTTTACAACTTTTAATACGTTGCTAACTCTACCAATTAATTCGTCTTTGTGTGAAATTAAAAATACATTCTTATCACCTTCACGTCCCATCTTTTTAAGAACAGCCAAAGATCCTTCAACTCCTGCTGTATCCATACCACTATCAATAAGCTCGTCAATAAACATTAAATTAATTTTTTGATATAGGCTTTCCCAAACATCACGGAATGCAAAGCTCATGCCTAGTATTAGTCTATTACGTTCACCTCTTGACAAGTTATCAAAGTCTAAATCCTGTCCGAGTTGCGTAATTTCTACACTTAGATCGTTTTGGAATACTACTAAATGCGGAAGTCCTAGTTTATCTAAATAATATGTTAACCTATTGTTAAGATATGCAAGATTTTGATCAATAATCTTTTTACGAATAAAACTATCTTTGTTTGTTAATAGTTTCAACAAGAATTCTTGATGGTCTTTAAAATCAGTAAGATCGTTCACAGGCGTCCAATCAATTTTTTGAATTGCTGTGTTACTAAGATCATCAATTTGAGATTGATATGGATCGTCTTCATCTTTTCTTGATTCCCACGCCTTCTTTAAAGCATTAACATTCTGTCTATGATCATATGCTTCTTTTGCTGTTTCGTAGAACGTTGTAGGCTTTCCGTTAATGTCGCCTATTTTATCAAGTGCAGACATAACTTCACTACATTTTGTATTAATTTCCTGTGCATAAGACACAGCATCTTCAAGCTCTTTATTTTTACGCTCTGCAATCTCTGCTTTTTTATCAGCAGGAAGATCTTGACCGCAAGAATGGCATGTACCATCAGCTAAGTCATCTGCATCTTGTTTTGCTTTTTCTACAGCTCTGTTAGCACGTACTAATGCAGGTTCCAGTGTGCTTAATTCTTTTTTAAGAGCCAAAATAGAGTTATTATGCTCAGTCCAATTTTGTAATTTTTCGTGACTTTCGAGCTCTTTATCAATATCTAAATGCTCTAATTCGTCGATTCCTTCTTTTAACTTAACAACGTCGGTAGTACGTTTACTAAGCCATGCTTTTTGCTTACTTTGTAAACTACTAATTGTTTCTTCAATTTTTTCGTTAGCAGACTGTATTGCATTAATACGCATTGTTTCTTCTGCAATAGCATCACGTGTTTTTTTAGTTTCGTCTTTAAGGCGATCTGCTTTTTCAGATAGCAACGTAATACCTAATAGTTGTTCAATAATAGCACGTTGATCGTTTTGTCGCATTGCTAAGAATGGTTCTGTATACGTATTAAGTGCAACAATATGCTTAAACATATCGTGACTCATATCTAACAAGGCATCAATGTCTTTTTGTGTTTGTCTACTATCACCTTGTGATTCGTCGATAGCCTCTTGTTCTTGATTATTAATATAGAACTTTAAAACGTTAGGACTACGACCACGTTCTATCCTGTAGTCAACATTATTTTTTTCAAAGTGTAACGTAACTAACATACCCTTAGAGTTTGTTTTATTAATTAGATTGTTACGTTTAATATTTGTTAACGCTACACCATACAATGCATAACTTAATGCATTGATGATAGTAGTTTTACCAGTACCATTACGACTACCACTGTCGTCGCCGCCTTGGTCTAAGTTTTCTCCTAGCACTAAGGTAAGTTGTTCTTTATTAAAGTCTACGGCCTGGGTCTGATTGCCCACACTCATAAAGTTCTTGACGGTTAAATCTTTAAGTTTTATCATAGCTCGTTATAGATATCCAATAGCGTTTTCTTGTTAAAGTTTTCTGTATCAAGTGCAGAGATTTCTCCAGCAACAATTTGATCTACGCTTTCGAACTGTTGTATATCAAGCTCAGTAGATATTTCTTCGATTTGTTGTTGTGTTATTAAACTAATTTCTCTACATCCGTGTTGATTAATAAATGTTTCTTTTATAAAACTTGCTTCTTCATAACTGATAGGAACATCTATAGTAACCCTTAGATACATTTTACTTTTAATAATATCTGCATCAGGGTCAAGTAATTGACTTAGTTTTACTGTACGATACTTTGGACAATCAGGCCAATTAATAAATTCGGGCTCTTTATTGTTCTCTCTGTCTAGTATCATCATTCCTCTATCGTCATCCCATGCATCAGCATAGTTGTGAGGAAAAGCATTACCAATGTAATGTATTTTGCCTTGTTGTTGTCTTTTGTGGAAGTGTCCACTAAACACATATTCTTGATTTTTAAAATGCTCAGGACGTAAATCGCCATGGTCGGGCATTTTTACAAGAGCATTCATATAGAAACTTGGCAATTCAAAATGGCCAAACATATACTTTGCATCACACTTTTGTATTTTTTTCCATTCGTCGCCAACAAGCCACGGCACAATAGCAACATCTTCAATTACTGTAAATTCATCGATAAATGTTATACCAGGAATGTGTTTTGCAAAGGCAGTAGAATTAACATTTCTTTTATCTTTGTAATACAAATCGTGATTACCGTCAAAAAAGATAAATTGGTCAAATGCTTTTCCAAGTTTTTCCATGCTACGGATAGTCGAATCCATAGTTGTTAAGTTTAGACTATTTCTATTATGGTGCCAGTCTCCGCAGAAGATACCGGTTTCACATCCGTTTTCTTTTGCAGTTTCTATGTACCAGTCAACAAACGCCTCACAATCATCGTTATGAGTGCGACTGTTACCTTTTAGTCCAAAATGTATGTCTGTAAAGACAGCAGCTTTTTTAAACAAAATAAAGTCCTTTAATCTTAGTTAATATTATAGCGTAAATGTAGAGGAATGTCAAGCCCTTATTTGGCCTGATTTTTTTCCATTTCTCTTTTTTGCTGTGCTTCCCAGTCGCCTGCGTGTTGTCTTGTATAACTAGGATTCATGTTGTTCATTTCTAAAATATCATCTCTAATATTTTGGTTACGCTTTTCGATATTAATGACACGTACAAATGAATTAGTAACAGCAGCGGTATAGTAAGCAAAAGGATTATTACTTTTAGATTCATCGAATTGTAGTCCTATCTGTGATAATTGTAATATTGCTTGCCCTTTCATTTCGTCGTTGTATGTGTATCCTCTTACATTACCTCTAGTAGCATAGCGGTCTACAAGTTTCATCCACATGCGAGCAAGTTTTTCTGTAACTTGAGTATGATCTTTAGAAAAGTATCCGTTACTCATACCGCCAACCCAATGGCTTTTTCCTACCATTTCTAGTTCATCTTTGTCGTTAAACTTGTAATGAACATACGGAGGAAAGTTTAGTTTTACTTTAGTATCAGCAATAGTTTTTGGATTCTTCTTTCGACCTAACTCTTCTGGTATATGGTCAAAAGTCATAATTCTAAAAATTAGCTCATATTTGGTAATTTTTCTATAGTCAACCTCGAACTCTGCTTGTTTACACTTTATACCTGCTAACTTAGCAGCATCAAATGCTTCTACTTGCAATCGCTTGGCTTTATTGCGTTTTGCTTCAGCAATAGTTCTAATGTTAATTTTTTCAATAGACGGAAGTATAATGTCGTATTGAGCGTATGAATCATCGGTAAAACTGCTAAATTTTGATTTAGACTTGTGTATTTCTTTTAAAATATCTTTATTGTTTAAGTAATTTACTTTTCTCATGATTTCTCCAGTTGTTAGTATCTATTATAAACTACTCTGTTAATAAAGTCAACTAAATACTTTATATAGGAGAGTAATATGTCGATTGGCTCACATTTACAAAAAGCCGGATCAAGTTTTGTTAAAGACTTATCCAAAACAGGAAACTCGCTCGTTGACGCTGGTAAAGGCGCCCTCGAGGATATTGCCGATTCAACGGGTCTTGGAAAGTTATTACGTAAAGGACCTAGTAGTGATCCGTTAAAAGCTGAGTTTGCAACAGCGAGTATTAAAGAAGATGAAGGTAACGATTGGCGTGTCAAATTAAGTATTCCGTCGATCATAGATAGTGATGCTTTTGCTCCTTTAAAGAAAACTGGAGGCTTATGTTTTCCTTTTACTCCTACAATACTAATGAGTCATAGTGCAAACTATAATGCATTGCAGCCTATACATACTAATTATCCGTTTTATAACTATCAAGCATCACAAGTGGATGACATGGTTATCACAGGTGACTTTTTTGTACAAAATGCACAAGAAGCACGTTACTGGTGTGCCGCTGTACATTATCTAAGAACTGTAACTAAAATGTTTTATGGAGCAGGAGATAATGCAGGTAATCCACCACCCGTTGTTAAACTAAATGGTTACGGTGATTTTGTGTTTAACAATGTTTCATGTATTATTAAAAACTTTACAGTTGATATGCCTGCTGATGTTGATTACTTAAAAACAGATTTTCCAGAAGGTAATGAAACTTATTCTTTTGTACCAACACAAAGTCAGGTAGCAATTACATTATCACCAATTTACTCACGTAGCAAAACACAACAATTTAGTATGAAGTCATTTATCAATGGCGGATATATTGGAAACGATAGCGGGTATATTTAATGGCAACTTACACAACAAGCAGTCCTTGGCACAATACTAAAATTGAAGGCGAGGAATATCTAGGACTTTTAAAAATCAGACCTGTTCCAAAAGAGTCTGATGATGTATTATATACTATACAACCACAATATACACATAGGCCAGATCTATTAGCATATGATGTATACGGAGACAGTAAACTATGGTGGGTATTTGCACAACGTAATATGGATGTAATTAAAGATCCAATTTATGATATGATTGCAGGCACAGAAATATATCTTCCGCAGGATTCTAAATTAAAACGACTTTTAGGAGTATAAATTGGCTGACAATGGCGGAAACATAGAAGTTAGCAGTGGAACACCTCCCGCAGAGGAAAAGACAGAAAAGCCAACTCAAGAAAGCAACGAAAGCAGTAGTCAATCTGCCGAAGACTTTTTTAAAACTTTACTTGGCGATTTACCATTACCTAATACATTAGAAAAATTTGCTAGTTCAAACACTATTATTACATTATCAGCACTTAGTCCGTTTGAAGTTAATAATCCTGACGCAACTTATAGGCTGACTGGCTCTGGATCTTCAATTGTTTTACAATCCGGTGGTGGCGCCGGAGCAAAGAAAGCCTTAACTGCATACGAAAGTGCAAACAAACAATTAGAATACTTTATTGATAATGTTGAAATCAAAACAATCATTATGCCTACATCACGAACACGAACTACTAATGCTACTTCAATATCATTTGAAGTAACTGAACCTTATAGTATGGGGTTGTTTTATCAAACATTACAGAAAGCAGTTAAAGATGCAAACGGTGACGATTCTGCATACAATAGAGCTCCTTTTTTATTAAGCATTAGATTTGTAGGATATAACGATGACGGTCAAGTTATTCCTACTAACGAAATAAGACATTTTCCAATTAAACTAATTAATTCGTCACTAACAGTTGACCAAGGAGGCAGCCACTATGCTGTTAGAGCTGTAGCCTGGAACGAAACTGCACTAACAGATGAAATACAAACAGTTAAAACAGATACAGTTTTAACAGGTGATAACATGTTAACATTATTACAAACAGGTGGTCAAAGTTTGTCAACAGTGCTTAACGAAAGATTGTTAGATCAAGAAGATAAAAAACAAATCAAATCACCAGATCAGTATGTATTTTTATTTCCAAAAGAGCTTGCTTCATTGGCACAGTTAACATCCGAAGCCGGAGCACCAGTAACTGAAGATGAATATATGCAACGACTATATGAAAGTGTTAGTGGCACTGATGACAAAGCACCAGAAAACTTTTCAGAATTTAGGAATAAAATTTTAGCTTTATCAGCTGGTAAAAAACAAACAGCAACTGAAGAAGCCGTTAAAAAACAATCAGAATCTATTGATAATGCTAACATGATTGGCACATCAAAAATAACAGGAAGTTTTATTGACCAAGGCGATGTTCCTTTTGGGTTGTCTAAGTTTACATATGACAAAGACAAAAAAGTATACAGAAGCGATAAGTTATCAATTAGTAACGACTTTAAAACATTTACATTTGCTAAAGGTACGTCTATTGAAAGAATAATAGAAGAACTTATACTAGTAAGTGATTACGGAAAAGCAATAGCCGAATTTGCTAAAGAAGGATCAGATGGCGAAATACCTTGGTTTAGAATTGATACACAAGTTTTCTTAAACGAAGATAAAGAAGCAGCAACAGCAACTGGCGAACATCCTAAACTTTATGTTTATAGAGTATATCCTTATTTTGTAGATGCATCGATATTTAAAGCACCTAATGCACCAGCAACAGGAGTTAAAGCAAGGGCTAAAAGAGCTGTTAAAGAATACAACTACATTTACACTGGTCTAAATAAAGACATATTAAATTTTGAAATTAAACTTGACAATGCTTACTATAAATCAATATCGGCAGACATTGCAGAAGGTTCGTCAGCTGAAAAACTAAATGCTGTAGATTCCGCAAAACCAAACGAATCTGTAAAAGTTAAAACAGCAGACGGTGTTGCTGGAGTAAAAAGCGATAGTGGGTCGTCACAGTCGTTACAATCAGATGCTAAAGACAGCGGATATTCCGGCGGCGGCAGAGGAACAAATACTACCGCAGTTAGAATTGCAAGAGACTTTCACGAAGCACTAGTAAATTCAGATGTAGACTTGCTAACTATTGAATTAGAAATAATGGGAGATCCGTTCTTTATGGCAGACAGCGGCCAAGGCAATTATTCTGCATTACCAAATCCACTATTTAAAAAATCTCTTACTATTGATAATACGCCGTCACATGAACAAAACGAAGTTTTGATGAATTTAAATTTTAGAACGCCAATTGATTACAAAGATGATGGCGGCATGGAGTTTCCTGGAGATACACAACCAGTAAAAGCATTTAGTGGGCTATACAGAGTATTACAAGTAGAAAACACCATTGCAGCAGGACAATTTAAACAAAATATAAGAGCTATCAGAGTGCTTAATCAAGAAAGCGACACTAATGAAACAGTAGCACCAAACACTGAAACAGTTATTAAAGAGGGTGATGCTAGTACTTCGCAAAATAACGAAGGTTCTGGTTACATAGGAGCAAGAGCATAATGGCACAAGAAAGAAGGTCAGTATTCCCTAAGGCACCTATTAACCCAGGTCCTTATGAAGCGATTGTTGTAAGTCATCTTGATACTAAATTTATGGGATCATTACAAGTTGAACTATTAAAAAATTCTTCTTCTGGTAACCAGCCAGAGCGTACAGGTCAAGTTGTTACAGTTTCGTATATGTCACCTTTTTATAATAGTACTCCTCTTAACGGAAATAACAAAAACGATACATATCAAAACACACAACAAGTATCTGGATTTTGGGCTGTACCTCCCGATGTTGGTACTAAAGTTATAGTAATATTTGTTGAAGGCAATATCAGTAACGGTTATTGGATAGGTTGCGTACAAGACATGTATATGAACTTTACACTTCCTGAATCTAGACCAGGATCAAAATTTAACAACGAAGACATTAATCAAAAACTTCCAGTTGGTGAATTTAATAAAGCCGTTCCTGGCGTAGTATCAGGTAATGTTCCTAGCACATATTTAAAGCCTGTTAATAAAGACTTTGAAATAACCCTTGGAGCTCAAGGATTACTCCGTGATGAAATACGAGGCATATCAAGTGCAAGTGCTAGGCGTGAAGTTCCTAGTATGGTATTTGGTATATCAACTCCAGGTCCATTAGATAAAAGAGATGGCGCACCTAAATCACCACAAGGATTACATGGTGCAAGAGATAATATTCATTCAGCAAGACTAGGCGGAACATCATTGGTGTTTGATGATGGCGACGACAAACTTTTAAGAAAAAGTTTTGCAGGGCAAGGCCCTTCGCAATATGCTGATGTTTTACAAGACGAAACAGACGGATTGCCCACAATACCATTTAATGAGTCTGTAAGACTTCGTACAAGAACAGGCCATCAAATACTATTACACAATTCAGAAGATTTAATTTACATAGGTAATGCTAGAGGAAGTTCGTGGATTGAAATGTCGTCCAATGGTAAAATTGATATTTTTGCAGACGATAGTATATCTATTAGAACTTCAGTTGATTTAAACATAAGTGCAGATAGAGATATCAACATGTCAGCAAGTAGAGATGTTAATATAAATGCTGGTAGAGATTATAAAATGACAGCGGCTGTAAACAGTGATGTAAAAATTGGAGTTAACAGTAAAATTGATGTTGGTGCAGATTTAGATCAGTTTGTTGGTGCAAATCAAAAATTATTTGTTGGTGGATCAGGAGACTTAATTGTTACTGACGCTCATTCTATAACAAGTAAGGCAACACTTGATATTCTTACTGTGGGTGATAGAAAAGATAAACAAGCAAACTTAGATCTTAATACACCGGGATACAATTATTTTACAGCCGAAGGCGACACACAAATATTAAGTGGTGGCAATCATGTTGAGACAGCGACAGAAATACACATGAATGGTCAAACTAACGGTGGCCCAGAAGCAACTTCTGCGGCAGAAGCAACAGAAGCGTCTCAAGCATTAGTAGCAGCACCTGCTTTATTCCCTGTTAGAGTTCCACAACACGAACCATGGTTAGGTCATGAAAGTTTAGATCCACTAGTCTTTACTCCAAGTAAAACTAATCCAATAACTTCACCAAGTCCTACATTAAGAGAAACAACTCCGTTAGTTAACGATGCGAGAGATGAACAACCAGTAAGCGGCGAATACAGACAACGAGCAAACGTTGATGGCGCACAAACAGTTGTTCCAGGAGAAGTAGGACCAATTGGAGATCAACCTGCTAAACCTGTACCAGTAACTGATCTTCAGCAATTTTTCTTAAATGAATTAATAACAAAACTTGGGCTTGATCCTGCTACATGTTTGAATAGTGCAAACCCAGACAATAATCCTGAAGGGGTAACAGCAGGAAATGCAGAATATCTTGCAATGGCTATGGCACAACCTCAAGCAGAATGCGGATTTAAACCACGAAGCGAAAATTTAAACTACAGTGCTAGACGTCTGCGTCAAGTATATCCAAGTCGTGTTAAAACTGATGCGTTTGCTCAAGAACTTGCAAATGCAGGTCCAGCCGCAATAGGTAATACATTATATGGTGGACGTTATGGAAATGCACAAGACGAAGGCTACAAATATAGAGGTCGAGGTTTAATACAGTTAACTTTTAAAGGAAACTACGAAACATACGGTGCAAAAGCAGGTACTCCTGAGATTGTAGAAAATCCTGACTTAGTTAATGACCCAATTTTTGCAACTAAAATTGCTGTCGCTTATATTGCAAGTAAGGGTATTAGCCCAGCTGAATCTAGTTTTTCTGCTTTAGGAGAATCATTTAGAAAAGCAGTTGGGTATGCTAATCAAGGTGGTGCAGAAACAAGTAGACGTATTGGCATAGGTAAAGGGTTTTACAGTAAACTAGTTAACGGTGAACTTACACCAAAAGCATCATTAACTACAGAACCAGCAGGAACAAACATTGAAGCAGGAAAGGGTGTAGATCAGCCAATTTCAGGTCCACAATAAGTAGGTAAATATAGACATGAGCACAAAAGAGAAATCATTATATAAAACAGTAGAAGTTAGCACTAACAAAAAACCTCTTCCTGTGGTTGAAAGCAGAGCCTATAGGGGCATATCGACAGCCAACCCAGAAAATTCTACGAATACACTATATGATATTGCACTTATTAAACAAGATCTTATCAACCATTTTCATATCCGTCAAGGAGAAAAATTAGAAAATCCAGAATTTGGTACTATTATATGGGACGTACTTTTTGAACCACTTACAGAAAATTTAAAATCTGCAATAGTAAAAAATGTTACAGAAATTGTTAACTTTGACCCAAGGGTTTCGGTATCAGCAATAGACGTAGTTCCTTACGAAAGCGGACTACAAATTGAATGCGAACTTACGTATTTGCCGTATAATATATCTGAAAAATTACAGTTTAAATTTGATGAGGATAATGGTCTTACATAACAGAAATAATATACGCACTTATCTATTTGTAATAAATACACTATAGCGAGGAAAACCAATGTCGTCAACAGATAGACAAAACAGATTATTAATTGCAGAGGACTGGAAACGTGTCTACCAGTCTTTCAAAAATGCTGATTTTCAGAGTTACGACTTTGACAATTTAAGACGTACAATGATTAATTACCTTAGGAAAAATTATCCTGAGGATTTCAACGACTATATTGAAAGTAGTGAATACCTTGCCCTAATTGACTTAATTGCTTACTTAGGACAAAACCTCGCATTCCGTACAGACCTTAATGCAAGAGAGAATTTTTTAGAACTAGCAGAACGCAGAGAAAGTGTTATACGTTTAGCAAGATTGTTATCTTATAATCCTAAACGTAACCAAGCAGCTAATGGTCTTCTTAAAATGGAAAGTATTACTACTACAGAAGACATTATAGATTCTAATGGTAATAACTTAGCAGGCCAAACTATTGTATGGAACGATGTTTCAAATCAAGACTGGTATGAACAGTTTATTAAAGTTTTAAATTCAGCATTACCTGCTAACGGAGTTGTAGGACGACCAGTTAAAAAAGATACAGTAAATGGAATAAGTGCAGAGCAATATAGATTTAATGCTCTTAACACTGATGTTCCTAACTTTGGCTTTACAAAAAATATTAGCGGTAGAGGAACTACATTTGAAATTGTTTCAACTAATATTGAAAGTAATGCAATACTAGAAGAAGCACCGTTGCCAGGAAACAACTTTGCGTTTATATATCAAGATGACGGACAAGGTGCTGGTAGTAACAATACAGGATTCTTTTCACACTTTAGACAAGGTTCTTTAGACCAAGGAACTTTTTCAATTAGTACGCCAAGTACTAACCAAACAGTAAACTTAGATGCTATTAATGTAAACAATAGTGACGTATGGCTTTATAAATTAGACACAACCGGTAACGAAACTGAGTTATGGAGCAAAGTAAATTCAGTTGAAGGTAACAATATTGTTTATAACAGTTTAAGTAAAAATATTAGAAATGTTTATAGTGTTTTAACAAGAGTACAAGATAGAATTAGTTTAATCTTTAGTGATGGCGTTTTTGGCACGTTGCCTAAAGGCAATTTTAAAGTTTATTACAGAGCAAGTGATAATAGAAGTTTTGTAATTAGCCCAGACGAAATGACTAATATAAACATTACTGTTCCGTATGTTAGTAAAACAGGAACACAAGAAGTTTTAAGTATTGAATATGAATTAAAATACACAGTTGACAATTCAGCAGAAAGCGAAAGCAACGAAAGCATTAAATCAAATGCTCCTTCAACATACTATACACAAAATAGAATGATTACTGGAGAAGACTATAATGTTGCTCCATTGGCTGTAAGTCAAGAAATAGTTAAAGTAAAAGCAGTTAACAGAACATCTAGCGGCATATCAAGATATTTTGATCTACTAGATGCTACAGGCAAATATTCTAAAACTAACCTATATGGTAAAGACGGTGCTGTATATACACAGTACTTAGATAGTAAAGTTAATTTTACATTTACAACAAGAAACGATATTCAAGGGATTATTAGTTCTACTATTGAACCGTTACTTTTAGATGCTAAACTTAGAAATTTTTACTATAGTAAATTTCCGGTACAAACAGTTACAGATCTAAATGCACAGTTTGTACAAGTAACTAAAGATCAAAATATTTCTACAGGTTACTTAATGGACTTGCAAAATGTAAAATATACAGTTTCGACATTTACTGGTAGCACACTAAAATTTGTACAACCAGGTGCAATGGTTAAATTTATTGCTCCAGAAGGTTATCATTTTATGCCAGACGGCACATTAATGTTAGATGAAGTTGGTAAACCTTTACATACAGGAGCAACAAAATATAAATGGACTAAGGTTACTGCTATAAATGGTAATGGTAAAGAAAATTATGCCGACGGCAGAGGACCTATTGTATTCAACGATGTAATTCCTGCAGCTCCAGCAGGCACAGAAGCATATCCAATTATTGAAAGAATTATACCAAAGTTTGCAACATTATTAGATAATGATTTACAAACACAAATTATTGACCAAGTATTCCAATATAAAACATTTGGATTACGTTACAGTACTAGCGAAAATTTATGGCGTTTAATTACTGAAAGCAATTTAGATAAAACATCAGCGTTTGGAATGGGCAAGACTGGAGACACTAGTAATCAACAACTAGACAACAGTTGGTTACTATTATTTAATACTGACGGAGAAACATATACAATTACAACACACGGTCAGAGATACGTCTTCGAAAGTGACAAAGAAATTAGATTTTATTTTGACAGTAGTGATAAAGTATATGATCCTCAAACAAATAAAATTGTTAAAGACAAAGTTAGAATTATGTCTATTAACACACAACCAGGATCAACGCAGCCGTTTACAGTTCCGTTTGATTGGGAAATATTACAAGAATATAGAGATGCAGAAGGCTATGTTGACAGCAAAAAAATACAAGTAGGCTTTTTTGACTCTGACGATGACGGAGTAGTTGACGACCCAGATATGTTTACACAGTTTGTTGGTACACCTCCTGATTTAAAAGATCAATATGTAATGCAAGAAAAATATACAAACTATGATGGCATTGATGACTTTAGATTTGTATCTTGGAGAACATCTGATAAAAAAGTTGTTGCAACAGAGTCAGATATTACTACAGCAGGACTGTCGTCGTTCACTGACGGCACAATATTTTATATTGTTGATGTGGACTTATTTAAAGTATACAATGAAGAAGCAGAAACATTAACACTTACAGTTGACTATAGAGCATTTAGTGGTAGAGATAACATTATCTTCCAATACGAACATGCTGCTGATGAAAGTAACAGAATAGATCCAAGCAGTAGTAACATTATTGATGTTTACGTTTTAACTAGATCGTATGATACTTTATATAGACAGTGGTTACAGGGTGCAATACCAGTTGCTCCAGTAACACCTACTTCAGATAGTTTATATACCAACTATGGTAGTGAAATAAACAAAATTAAATCAATTAGTGACGATGTAATTTATCACCCAGTAAAATATAAACCATTATTTGGTACAGCATCTAACACTGATTTACAAGCAACATTTAAGATAGTAAAAAATGCTGATAGAGTTGTTAACGATAACGAAGTAAAAGCAAATGTTATATCAGCTGTAAACAGATTCTTTGCACTTGAAAATTGGGACTTTGGAGAAACTTTTTACTTCTCAGAACTAAGCACATATATTATGAACGAATTATCACCAGATATTTCGTCAATTGTTATTGTTCCTAATAAAACAAACTCAGCATTTGGTAGTTTATTTGAAATAAAAGCAGAAGCTGATGAAATTTTTATTAACGGAGCAACAGTAGCAGATGTTGAAATTATATCAGCAGTAACTGCTTCAAAACTTAAAGCAACAGGAGCGGTAGTGACAGAAGTTAAAAACAATACTGTAAGCCAAGTGGCAAGTAGTTCGAGTAGTTCAAGTAGTTCGTCAAGTAGCTCTAGTAGCTCTAGTAGCTCAAGCAATTCAAGTAACGGGGGCTCAGGTTACTAATGGCATATGATAATGACCAGAAAGAATTTCCATTACCAAATAATGGTAAAGGCAACCAAAAGAGCGTTGCATTACTTCCAAAATATTTTAGAACACAAACTAATCAAAAGTTTCTTGAAAGTACATTAGACCAAATGGTGCAACCGGGTGTTGCAGAAAAACTAAATGGATTTATTGGAAGAAAAGAATCAAAAGCATATGTAGCAGACGATTCGTATATTAATGAAATTTCTAATGATAGGAAAAACTATCAATTAGAACCTTCACTAGTAATTAAAAACGATCTAGGTAATTATACGTTTAGAAAAGATTATATTGATTATATTAATCAAATAGCAAACTTTGGCGGTAATTCACAAAATCAAGACAGTCTTAACGCACAAGAATATTATGCGTGGAATCCAAATATAGACTTAGATAAAGTTGTTAACTTTCGTGAGTATTATTGGTTACCAAACGGTCCGCAAATTATTAGCATTGCAGGTCAGTCACGAGGTGTAGAAAGTACATACACTGTTGAGCTGTTTAACAATGCAGACAACCTTGCTTACATATTTTCACCAGACGGACAAACACAATTACCAAGTTTAACTTTATATAGAGGACAGACTTATACTTTTGAAATTAATTCAGAAGGATTTCCGTTTACAATAAAAACTAAAAAAACATTAGATCCAGAGTTTAATTATGATGACGGCGTTTCAGCACAAAATGTAGAAAAAGGTTCTATTACATTTACAGTGTCTCCGGGTGCACCTGAACTATTATATTACGTTGCAAACAATGATATTAATAATGGTGGCTTAATCAAAATTAAAGACATTGACGAAAATACAGACCTTAATGTTGAAAACGAAATTATTGGTAAAAAGAATTATACTACAGTAAAAGGACTTTCATTATCAAATGGTATGAAAGTTGAATTTTTAGGAAATGTAACTCCTGCAAAATATGCAGAAGGCGAATGGTATGTTGAAGGAGTAGGTGATAAAATTAAGTTAGTTAGTGAAACTGACTTAGAAGTTACTAGTAGTTATGTAACAGACTTATCAATACCGTTTGATACAAATTCATTTGATAGATTGCCATTTGACAATGCTAGTGGTTATACAAATACTAAAGATTATATTGTTATTAATCGTGCTTCTCCTGAAAGAAGTCCTTGGTCAAGACACAATAGATGGTTCCATAGAGATGTAATCGAAAAATCTGCAGCCTATAATAATCAAGGCATATCAGTTGACCAAAGTGCAAGAGCATCAAGACCTATTATTGAATTTAATTCAGGATTAAAACTTTTCCAATTTGGATCACAAAGTAAAACTAATGTAGATTTAGTTGATACATTTACTAAAGATATATTTTCTACTATTGAAGGTGCAATAGGATATACAGTTGACGGAGTAAAACTTGTTAATGGTATGCGTGTACTATTTACAGCAGAAGAAGACATACGTCAGTCTGGAAAAATATTTAAAGTTTCATTTATCAACCACAAAGGAAGACGTCAAATATCTTTGATAGAAGAAACAGACTCTTCACCGATTACTAACGAAACAGTACTAGTATTAAATGGTGTTGAAAATAAAGGTAAAATGTTTTACTTTAACGGTTCAACTTGGAATGTTACACAAGAAAAAACTGACGTTAACCAGCAACCGTTATTTGACTTATTTGACGAGTCTGGATACAGTATAGGCGATTCAGAATACTATCCTAATACAACGTTTGAAGGTAACAAAGTATTTTCGTATAAAGTAGGTACAGGATCTAATGATTCTGAACTAGGCTTTCCGTTAAGTTATAGAAGTATTTCTAATGTAGGTGATATTGTTTTTGATTTTAATTTATTATCAGATACATTTACATATACACCTACAGTAATTAGTACTGACGTTATTACTAATAAAACTGATACGTATAGTTTACAAAAATTTAAAAACATTGATACATTTGATTATGTAAATGCTTGGATTAAAGCACCAATGTCTAGTAGTCAATATGTATTGAGACAGTATACTAGTTTAGATAACCAAACCGAATTTGTTATTGATACATATGATCGAAGTGCTGAGCTAACTGATTTAATAGTAAAAGTCTTTGTTAACAATTCACTTAAATTTGAAAATATTGATTACACTATTGATAGAACAAACCATGATGCAAAAATTATATTTACATCAGAATTAAATGAAAATGATATTGTTTTAATTAAAACTAAATCCCATACACTTAAAAATGACAATGGGTTGTATGAAGTACCAGCAAACTTTGAAAGAAATCCTAGTAACGATAATATTGAAACATTTACACTAGGTGAAGTTAATGATCATATTAGTACAGTAGTTGAAGAAATTAATAACTTTAGTGGTGTATATCCTGGTAATAGTAATCTTAGAGATTTAGGTAATATTGCATTATATGGTAAAAAGTTTGTACAACACACTGGTCCAATTAATTTATCGTTATATCATTTAACAGACAAAGATACAAACATTATTAAAGCTCTTGAATTTAATAGACGCGAGTATGCAAAGTTTAAAAGAACATTTTTACAAACTAGTTTAACAACAGGATATGACGGAACTGTAAAAGGTCACGTTGATGTTATACTTAAAGAACTAGGCCAAAATAGAAGTATAGACATGCCGTTTTACTTTAGTGATATGGCACCGTCGGGTGGTGAAAAGAAAATTACATATACTGTCTTTGATACAAATAATCAGTTTTATGCACTTTCACAAACACATAATAATAATGAACTAAGCGTAAAAGCAGTAACAGTTTATATTAATGGTGAACAACTTATTTACGGAAACGATTATACATTTAACAATGAAGGGTTTTGTGTAATAAGTAAGCCTACAACAAACGGCGACATAATTGATATTTTTGAATATGAAACAACAGACGGTTCGTTTATTCCACCAACACCAACCAAACTAGGATTATATCCCAAGTTTGTCCCTCAGATTTTTGATGATAGTACTTACATTACTACTAGAAAAGTTATTCAAGGACATGATGGTTCTAAGATTTTAGCATTTAATGATTATAGAGATGATTTAATATTAGAATTAGAAAAAAGAATATACAATAACATTAAAATATCCTACGATCCAAATGTTGTTAATATACATGATTTTATTGGTGGGGAAGATAGAAATACAGGCGTATACAAAAAAGATATTGATAATGCATTAATTAGTGATTTTGCAAGTTGGCTTGCTTCAGTAGGTGATGTAGACTATACTGAAAATACAGGTTATGTAAGAGGTAACCCGTTTACTTACAATTATAGTTTTATGACATCCCCAAGTGGCAAGAAATTAGCAGGATATTGGAGAGCTGTTTACAAAGATGCATATGATACAGATCGTCCACATACACATCCTTGGGAAATGCAAGGATTCTTTAAACAGCCAAGTTGGTGGGAAACTGTATATGGTCCTGCACCATACACTAAAGATAATTTATTCCTATGGGAAGATATACAAAATGGTGTAATTAGAGAACCTAATAAGCCTATTGTAATTAAGGAACAATACAAGAGAACAAACTTAACTGCTCATTTACCGGTCGACGATGGCGGCAATTTAATAAGCCCATTAGAGAGTGGATATGCACAAGGATTTATTAGTAACTTAACAGCGTCACCGTTTGTATTTGGTGACGAAGCACCTGCAGAAACAGCCTGGCGCAGAAGTAGTGAGTATCCATTTGCATTATTAAGATCTTGGTGTTTGAATCAACCTTCAAAAATTATAGGACTTGGATTTGATAGATCTAGAACTATAAGAAATAATGCAGGACAAATTGTTTATTCTGATACATCAAAAAGAATCAATCTTAGTGAATTAAAATTCCCTAATAATAGTCAAGCAGTTGATGTGCGAGTGTTAACAGCAGGACTAGTAAACTTTATTGCAAACTATTTGTCAAGTAATGTTCTTACTAATTATACAGAGTATCAAGATAAATTAGCAAACCTTACAAATCAATTATCATTTAGACTAGGCGGGTTTACTGATAAATCTAAATTTAATTTAATACTGGATTCAAGAACACCGTTGAATGAAGGTAATGTTTTTATACCACAAGAAAACTACAATATAATACTTTCACAAAGTTCACCAACTGATATTATTACTTACAGCGGAGTTGTTATTGAACGAAGTGCTCTGGGTTATATAGTTAGAGGATATGATAGTACTAATCCTGTATTCAAATATTACGATTACAATGTTATTAATGGCGATCCTCTAGTAAGTATTGGAGGCGTTAGCGAGACATTTGTACAGTGGAGTGAATCAAAACAATACTTAGAAGGACAAGTTGTAGAGTATAACGATTTGTACTACAGAGTTAAAGAAGCACATACTAGTGGACAAACATTTGATGGAAGCAAATTTATAAAATTAGCAGCTCTTCCACAAGAAGGTGGCCGCGAAGCAATTTTCCGTTCATCCTGGAAATCAGAAATATTAAGTTTACCTTACGGAACACTATTTAGAACAAGTCAAGAAGTAGTAGACTTTCTATTAGGATATCAAAGATATTTAGAAACATTAGGTTTTAACTTTGAAGGCTTTGATGCAGATATGCAATCAATTAAAAACTTTAAGTTAAGTGCTAAAGAATTCTTATTCTGGACAACACAAGGCTGGGACACAGGAAGTTTAATATCATTAAGTCCATTGGCAGACGGCGTTAAATTTAAACGCGACTTTACTGTAATTGGAGATGTATTTAATAATTTCTTTGGATACTCAATTTTTAAAGCCGACGGAACAAAACTTAAAGAAGATGTATTAACAGTATCAAGAACTGATGATGAATTTAATATTAAACCTAAGAATACAGCAGACGGAATATATGCTATTAAGTTAGCAGCTGAGCAGACAGAACACGTTGTTATTTTAGATAACGAAACTGAGTTTAAAGATGTAATATATGATCGTCAAGCAGGATATAGACAAGAAAGAATTAGAGTCTTAGGATATAGAACAGCAGACTGGAACGGAAGTTTAAATATACCGGGCTTTTTATATGACAGTGCTGAAATTACTTTGTGGGAGCAATACAAAGATTATGAAATTGGAAGCATTGTTAAAAACAAAGAATTTTATTATAGTGCTTACAAAAAAGTATCAGGAACACAAAACTTTAATGAAAATGACTGGTTAAGACTTGATGCTAAACCAGAGTCGCAATTACTAACTAACATTAATTACAAAGTTGACCAGTTTGCAGACTTTTATGATCTAGATACTGATAATTTTGATCTTGATCAACAAGAAGTTGCTCAACATTTAATTGGTTATCAAAAGAGAAACTATCTTGCTAATATAATTAATGACGATGTTAGCCAGTATAAATTCTACCAAGGTTATATTCAAGACAAAGGTACTAAAAATGCACTTACTAAATTGTTTGATGCACTTGGAGCAGCAGACAAAGAAAGTTTAGAGTTTTTTGAAGAATGGGCATTACGTTTAGGACAATACGGTGCTGCTGACGGCTTTGACGAATTAGAAATTAAACTAGATGAAGAAAAGTTTAAATTAAGTCCTCAGCCAATACAGTTAACAGACGAGCCAGAAACAGACAACTTAATATATAATATACCCGAAAGCGAAGTATATTTAAAACCGTCTAACTATAATAATACTCCGTTTCCAACTAAGTTTGTACCAGAAGGCGAAACACAAGTTAGAACAGCAGGGTATGTTAGAACTGAGGATATAAAATATACTGTTGTAGACAAAAGTGATATTTTAAATATTGCTATTGATGATTTAAATCAAGGCGAATATGTTTGGGTAACTTTTGAAGATCAAAGCTGGAATGTTTATAAACATATTGACAGTGGATTTATAGTAACTGGGGTAACAGCAAACGGAACAAGTGCTACTATATCATTAGATAGAAGAAGTTCATTTGTAAAAGACGATATTATTGGTATTACAAATTTAACAGGATTTGAAGGATTCTTTAAAGTTACTAGTTCAGCAACAAATACAGTAACCGTTGCAACAACAATAACGCTAGATGAACCTATTGTTAACGCCAAAGGCGTGTTAACTAAATTTGTAAGTAACAGAGTAAAATCATTGCCCGAAGCAAATTCATATACACAAAACACTATTGACAATAGAGAGCTACTTTGGGTTGATGATATGGGCGACGGTAGATGGGGAGTTCTTAAAAATTCTGCGTCTTATCACGATAACTTAACAATAATAAATCCTTTAGAAGCAGATTCTACAAATCCGTTATTTGGTAGTTCTATTACAGCATCAGATGATAACACAGTAATTGTTGTAGGAGCACCAAACAACGAAGACGGCAAAGTGTTTGTTTATACTAGTGACGATTCAAGTGCAAGTTTAAGTCAAGTGCTTTCACCAATTTCTGGACTATCAAGTGTTAATTCAAAATTTGGCGAATCTATTACAATGAGCCCAGATGGTGAATACCTTGTAATTGCATCTCCTGAAGCATCAAATGTAAAATCTAATTTCAAAGACGACTTTGATGCAAGTATAACATATCCATTTGCATCTGTTGTTGAATATAACAATAGTCTGTGGAAAGCAAGAAGAATTGTTAAAGGACAGACATCAAATGTTGTGTTTGATACATTTGATTCGGCACCTCAAGTTAAAGAATATTTACTAGACAAGTATGCCGAATTTGACGAATCTATAATTTATAATGTTGGAAATATTACAACGTATCTTGGAGATATCTATATTGCTACAGCAAGATCAAACCCAGGTCCAAGAATACCTGCTAATTGGTCTAGTGTAGGTGAAAATAAAAATATTTTAACAGGTGATTATCCACTAACTAATACTGAGACGGACCATATACTTGTAAGAGCACCAGCTACAGCATACGAAGGTAGTGTTCCTGGAGACAAAGTATATTTTGACTGGAACGAAGTAAGTCATGCGTATGAGCCAATTGATAAATCTGAAATAATTGATATTAAATTTGAAAGTGTACCGCCAGAATTTCCTAATGTGACAAATGTTACTACAGGTATTAGACTACAGACAAATCTTGAACACGGTCTAGTAGATGGCGACCAAATAATAATTACTGATGTTCCTAATAATACTATTTCAACATCAGGGTTTGATAATTCGGATCAAACATTACCACTTAATGAAGTACAAAATAAAGGTGTTACAGGATTAGAATACAACAAGTACTATGTTAAAGTTAAATCAACTAAAGAAGTATACTTGTACACAACATATGCTTTAGATACGTTAGTTAATGGTACAAATAATATACAAGGTGCGGCATTTCAAGGAAGTGCTATTCCGGGTGGTCAGTTTAACGGTAACTTAAGAAAAGTTAGATCATTATTTGACAATAGGATGGTCGGCTTTGGTTGTGAATTAGAGTATGAACTAGATGATAACGGTACAATATATAATTTAACAATTAAAAATGATTTATCAGACCCTAGTAATCCTACACCAATACAAGGTACTGGATATACTAATCCGGTAATAAAAATTACAGACACTGGCACCGGCAATAGTGCTGTAGCAACTGCAACAGTTACGAATGGCAGAATAACCGCTGTAAACTTAGTTGCAGGCGGAGTAGATTATACTGACAGTACTATTAATATTGAAATAGTTGACACAGAAACTCGTGTAAACACTGAATGGCTTACATCTAACGTACATACAATCCAATCAAAAGTAGATGAAATATTTTATATACTTGATCCTTTAAATGTTCCTGAGATAGGTGATATAGTAACAACTAGTACAGGTAACGCAACAGTAGTATATACAAAATTTGAATTAGGTAAATTAGTAATATACGCTAATAACAAAAATGGTGTATTTACTGAAACAGGTACATTAGAAATAAGTTCTACATTTAGAATTGGTGAATTTACAAGACCTGCACACGAACAAATTGAAACAAGCGATGTACTGGGCGGATATTGGAAAATATCATTAGACACAATTGAAACTGGTTTTAAAATTAACCCTAATGCAAGAACTATTGACTATGCACCAAGCATTGTACTTAGAGATGTACGTTTAATAGGTGATGCAAGTTCACCGTTACCGTACAAATCAAGTATTCAAAGTTTACTTAGTGTTCCACCTGTACAACTTACAACAGGTAAAGTATTACAGAAGCAAAGTCATTACATAACTAATATAAGTTATAACGGTAATGCTAATACAGTTGCTGATGCAAGGATTGACATCTTATCAAACAAATGGTTACTTAGAGCAGACAAAGCAATAAGTGATAAAGTTGTAGCTGAACGTGCCTTAGGCAATAATCCACAACTTGGTATTTGGTTAAATCAAATTGCCAGACCAGACGGTACAATCCAAGACGAAACATTTAGCGGACTAACTAGTGAAATTATTAATGATACTCACACAATAGTTGATGTATGGGACGGCTATGTTGATGTAGTATTAACAAACACAACAGACCAGGCACAAGTTGGTGATATCTTAGTAGAAGGTACTAATGGTAGAGCTGAAATTGTTTACTATCAAAGAGATGGTAATGATGCAAGATACTATATCAAAGTTCAGTCAGGCACATTTACACAAGGTGCTGATTATGGACCTGCTGGCGCACAAAGTTTACCAGCATACCAAATAAGAAAAATTGATAGTCAACAAGTACTAAGTCCAGTAATTGGAACATCATTAAGAACTTCAATTGATGATAATACAATTGGTAAGTTAATGGTGTTTGAACACTCACAAAATTTACCTATCCCAACTAGAAACAGAGCAACTGACCTTGCGTCATTTAATAGTGATGTAATATCAGGATTTGATTTAGAATACTTTACATGGATTCAAGAAAATAGAAACGGTACACAACGCTTATCACTAGTACCTGAAGTTGCAAACAATGACTGGGAAAAAGTTTATAACATTCCTGTAGTAAGTACAGGCGAAGCAAGTTCATATACTAATGAAGGTGTGTTTTATGTTTATCAACGTAATGCAACAACAAGTGAATACGACTTAGTAAATGGATACATATTACCTAACAGAGTAAGTAGTAGAAGACTAGGTCAGCAAATAAAAATAATCAAAACTGGCAACTTATACAAATTATTAATAAACAGTAAAGAAGGTGCTGGTAAAATTTATACAGTACTAAACGGTACTAGCGAAACAGGTGCAGTTTATGATTGGCAACTTTCAAAAGACGTTAAGTTTAGAGGCATATATAATAATTCAGTAATTTATTACATAGATGATATTGTATATTATAATGGTAATTTTTATAAAGCATTAACTAATATACAAGGCGAAGAATTTACAGCAACTAAATGGACACAACTTAAAGATCATATTGACTTTATTGGATCTATTCCTAATACATTAGGTTATAAGTTTGCAGATGATTCTGTATTAGAAAATGATGTAACATCATTTGGCACATCGTTTGATGTTAGCGATGACGGGAAAACCATTGCTTCAATTTCAGCATACGGAGATTTAAAACGCATTGCTGTTTACAAATATCATGACGAACATTACGAGTTATTCCAAATATTAGAAATACCTAATTCGTCAATGGAGTTTGGAGAAACTGTTAGCGTAGCCGACGACGGTAAACTAATTGCAGTAGGTGCCCCTGGATCAACATACTTATCTGCTAGACAAGGACAAGTGTTTGTTTATGCACAAAAAGAAACAGGATACGAATTAATTCAAACACTAGTTGCACAGAATAGTGAACCAATTGAAAACTTCGGATACCAGTTAAGTTTCGACGGCAATCAGTTAGCAGTATCAAGTGCTAACGGAAACATAGAATTAGATACTACCTATGATAACGATGGTACAGTATTCGATAACGGATTTACTAACTTTAGTAGAACACTTATTGACAGTGGATCAATATATCTATATGAAAGAGTTAGAGATGCATTAGTATATGGACAGCAATTATCCTATAGAGACTTTGATGTTAAAGACTTTGGTAGAGACATTATTGTTAAGAATGATAAAGTTTATGTTGGATTAATAAATGATAATATTGATGGAACAATTGGTAAAGTAGTACAGTTTGAAAAAGATGGCGTTAATACTTGGACAGAACACAGAAAACCAAATGATCAAATTAATCTTGATAAATTTAAAGGTTCGTTTATGTACAATACGTCATCAAATGAATACCTAACATCATTAGATTTAATTGATCCAGTACAAGGTAAGATATCAGGTCTTGCAGAACAAGAATTATCATTTAAAACATATTATGATCCAGCAACTTACACAACAGCAACAAATACAGCAGTTACTGTTGATCAGTATAATAGTTGGAGTGTAAAAAATATTGGAAAACTTTGGTGGGATTTAAGTACAGTTAAGTTTTTAAATGCGTATCAAGGAGATGCAATTTATAGTGCAAATAGTTGGAATACATTAGCACCAGGTGCGTCAGTAGACATTTATGAATGGGTAGAAACTACACTAACACCTACACAATGGGACACACAAGCAGATACTCCTGCAGGAATACGTTTAGGCATTAGTGGCAAAACAAAATACGGTGAATCTGCATACTGTACTAGACAGGATTATGATAAAATATCTGGTACATTTACTACAAAGTATTATTACTGGGTTAAAGATAAGAAAACAACGCCTAATATTGAAAACCGTAATAAATCAGCATTTGATGTTGCGGCAATAATAATAGATCCTGTTTCACAAAACTTAAAGTTTGCTAATTTGCTCACTACTAATAGTTTAGTAATTAGAAATTGCGACAAGTTACTTGAAAATCAAGATATTGCAGTAAACTTTAGATATTGGACAATTGACGATCAGAGTATTAACGTACACAACGAATATCAAATTATTAGTGAAGGACTTTACACTAGTAAGCCTAAGTCTACATTAGAACTTAAATGGTTTGATAGTCTTATTGGCCAAGATGCATACGGTAGACCGGTTCCAGATCCAGCTCTAAGTGCAAAACAAAAATATGGCGTATTAAATAGACCAAGACAAAGTTGGTTTGTAAATAGAGAAGAAGCAGTAAGTCAAGCATTTACTAGAATTAATAAAGTTATTAAGCAAGAATTAATTGATGACAATTATAATATTACTACTTTATTAGAAAAAGATCCAGAGCCTAGTGCAATTTCTGCAACATGGGATCGTCGAGTTGACACAGATGCTGAGTTAAGTATTATTGGTACTGCCAAAGCACAAGTTGCAATACTAGAACCTGTAGTTGTTAACGGAATAGTAACACAAGTAAACATCATTAATAAGGGTTATAGTTATTCAGATCCATCTTACAACACAACAACAGGTGGAATAAGAAAAGGTCCAAAAATTACAGCAATTGGAACGGGTGAAGGATTAGAATTAGAAAGTACAATTAATGCACTAGGTCAAATTACATCTGTAACAGTTGTTAACGGCGGTAGAAATTATGCAGATTCGTTAACACTAATAGTACGTCCACTAAGTGTACTTGTTGGTGCTGATTCAACACTTGACGGTGATTGGGCTATTTACGGATGGGATTCAGAAACACAAGAATTTACAATTACATCAAAAGAAAAGTATGATGTATCTGATTATTGGAATTACATTGACTGGTACGATACAGGATTTAGTCAATTAACATCAATTGATTACCTTGTACAAGAAACATACGAATTAAATGAAATTGATGATAAAATTGGTGATATTGTTAAAGTTGAAAATGTTGGCACAGGCGGTTGGTTACTATTAGAAAAAACACTAAATGCTGACGTTCCAGACTATACTATTAACTATAGAACAGTTGGTAGACAAGATGGTACATTGCAATTTGTAACTACAATTAGCTCTGATTCAACTAACAAGATTGCATTACGCAAAATATTAACAGCATTACGAGATAACATTTTTGTAGGTAATTTAGAGTTAGAATATAACAATTTATTCTTTGCATGTTTACGATATGTATTCTCAGAGCAATCATATGTAGACTGGGCGTTCAAAACAAGTTTCATCAAAGCAAAACATAATGTTGGTAATTTAGTACAGAAAACAAATTATCAAAACGACAACTTACCTAGTTTTGAAGAGTATGTTAACGAAGTTAAACCTTATAAGACTAATATACGTGAATATTTAAGTGCATACGAAGGTAAAGATAATACTAGTTCGGTTATAACTGATTATGATTTACCTGCTGTGTATAATAGAAATGTTGGTAAAATTGTACCATCAGACTTTATTGTGGAGAATGACAGATTATCAAGTGTACTTACAGACGTATCAGACTATCCTGCAAGACATTGGGTAGATAATTCTTCATACTTTATTGATTCAGTACTTATTAAAGACGGAGGATCAGGATATACTGAAACTCCTCTAGTAACATTTGTAGGTGGCGGCGGAACAGGCGCAACAGCAAAAGCGTTTATTGGTAACGGTGTTATTAAAAAGATTGAAATTACAAATCCAGGTACAGGATATTACTCAGCACCTTTAATACAGTTTGAAGGAACACAAACACAAGAAGGTACACAACCTGTAGTATCAGTAATAATAGGCAACGGTAAAGTTCGAGCAACAAAAATTGCCCAAAAGTTTGATAGGATTACAACAGATATTGTACTAGCAGATATACAAGAACAAGAAACATTTGTAGCATCAGGCAGCCAACTTAAATTTAATACTAAATGGCCTTTACAGTTGAGTACTAATACAATTAACGTAACTATAGATGGTATACAAGCATTAAGTAGCCAATACGAATATAAAAATGTTGAGGATTCGACAAAGGGGTATACTAGAAAAACAGGGCAAATTGAGTTTAGTTTTGCTCCAGCAAAAGATTCAACTGTATTAATAACATACAACAGATCATTAGACTTACTAAATGCTGCAGAACGCATACAATTCTTATATGAAGCACAATCAGGATTATACGGAAAAGATTTTGCACAGTTAATGGATGGTGTTGACTACGGTGGAGTACAAGTTAAGAGTTTTGAATTTGGTGCCAAACTAGGTTGGGATAATGATCCTTGGTATGCAACTACTTGGGATAGTTACGATGACGGATTTGAAGATGAAATAATTACACTAGACGGAAGTACAATACAAATAACTCTTTCTAAACCTTTAGAAAACGATGTAGTGTATAATGTATATCTAAATGGTGTAAGAATTGATGATCCAAACTTTGGCACAGGTAATCCTGTAGCAAATCCAAATGCGATAACACAAAGTTTAACAGGTGACGGCGAGCAAACAACCATATTCTTAGACAATGACGGACTTAATATTAATGGAGAAGGAAGTTCGTTAGACCCAGAATACAACAATGGTGCAATTAGTAATGTTGTCGGCGATGGCAGTGATTTCTTCAAACGTGAAGTTACAACCAACGGTGTAAGAATTATGGCGGCAGGTGGTGTTGGCGGACAAACAGCAGTTCCAGATGCGTGGTTAGAAAAAGTAGCACGTATGTTTGAATTGTTTACAGATCCAAATGGTGCAGGCATTAACGAAGAATACCAAAGAAATTTAATTAAAACACTAAGTGGTGACACAGGAACTTATCACGCAGGATTACCAACTATACAAAGAGTAGCAAGAGGTGCAGGAGCAGATTACACTCCAAACTTCTTAACTGACGCAGGTGTTATTAGTTGGAACCTAACTAACTTGTTTGATACGCATGTTCAAAATGACATGGTATGGTATTTAAATTCAACAGGCGACGGCTATGGTGATGGTGATATAGACGCACAAGAAGTTATTGAACACGTATTCCACACACTACACATGCATGGTTTACCTGCAGATGACATAAAATTATATAGTTTCTTAGCCGCTGATTGGCAGACAGGTGAGTTATATGCGGCAATGGAAGAAGCATACGATGCCGGCAAGTGGGATCCATCAGGTTATCAAACTCCATCAAATGCTTGGAAAACAGATGCAGATGCATTTGAAGTAGCCGCAAAAGAATACTTGTTCCTACTAAACTTTGCTATGTTTGAATACACAGAATTATGGGACGGCGGAAGTCTTGCTCCGGAATGGACAGACGATATGCGTACCCAAGCAGGCATTCAAGCAAATAACCCATTAGGTTATGCTTTCCACAACACATACATTGCTCCAGTTATTAGCAAACCATCACTTGCTACTATTAGAAGTATATTCCAAGATGGCAACACACCAGCACAAGACGATCCAAGTTTGGCAGGTGCGTCAGGTTATATAGTTGATGTAATTTCATCTGGTGAAGGTGCTGGTGCAGGAGACACTATTATATTTAGAAAATCAACTAGCGATGGT